CTAACTTCTAGCTGTGACGCTTATACAAGTATAGACGAAGCCGTTCTATATTTGCACTCTAACACCAAAGAGCATATATTCATAGCTCTATCACGTGGGAATAAGCTTACCGTAAAATATAGCGAGATAGTTTGTAACGCCGGAGTTTTGCCAAGAGGGATATACTTAATCAACGAAAACAACGTCCACTGGAGACGCGCAACAATAGACGAACTCTCTGTCTACAATCCGAAGGTTTGTATAACAATGGACCCTACACCACTGCTAAGCGACTCTAGCACATTTGGATACGATACTAGTTCCACAACAAAAATATACGTACCCAAAGAAGACACTGTTGTCGAAGACAAAACCCACTACTATATGACCAAGAACATGAATGATGCCCTTACGGATGCCAGGAAGAAGCATACAACTCTCAAACTCCATGACCAGACTACAGAATTCGCAGTAGAAGAGGGCATCTATGCATTTATAGACCCTCCCAGGCGTCATTTATTCAACTACCGCCTCTACGGAAATTCCCACTTACAAGGAGATATCAAGAACAAAAAATTCAAAATCATCAACAGCGATGGCACAGGCGCTAGTCTATACTATCCACCCTTTGCTCATGACAGCCTTATGTACAAGAACGGTGCAGGATATCTCTTTGAGAGAATACGATCGTACAATGTAGGCTCAGAAGTGCTTCTTAGCGTCTACGTCGTACGCTACTTCGAGGGAGGTAGTGGTGAAAGCGGCGCTATGGTTCCTTTCAAGGATGATAATGATGCCGCCGGAGTGTTAAGCTTGAATAGCGAACAAAAAGAAATCATCCACAAATCCTTACTAACTCATTATGAGAGAATCGACAAGATAGCCAATAAAGACCCTCAAGCCCTTTCGGACGCTTATGCATTTGTGGTTGCTACTTCAAGAGATCGAGACGCTATAAATGAGGAAGACTTTACTCTATACATCATCCGCGCAGCCAAACAAGTAAAAATGCACACTGGAGACGTAGTCAGACCTCTCAATAAGGCAGAGAAGCTTGTCCACAGAAGAAGGAAGTACGCTCCCAAATCGACAAGCATAGATACTCTATATCGCAGGATGCTCTGGCTAAAATCTCCGCACCACATACAGTTAAAGGACTATATAGATGGAATCAGAGATTACCCACTATGGTTCTATATAGCAATGATGATACTCATACCCAAGATAGTGTTGCTTATTGGTTACTTCCACTGGTTCTGGCTCGTTACAACCTTAATAACCTTGCTAGCTGTATATTGTGAGTACACTCGCGACTACTTCCCTATTTGGTACTCTAGAATTAAATCTTGGAAAGTTACTCACGGATGCCCGAACTGCAAATCTACTCGAATCAATTGCAGGTGGTGCGACACTACGAAGGAATACTACTGCAAAGGCATCGGAGCTAGATATCTCAACACCGAAACTGCGAGAATAGCATCATCCAATAAGTCATTATTCCCGATGGTACTAGATAAGAGACTCGATCCTGACCAATTCAATCTAGAATACTTGAATAACTACGAAGCTATTAGTGATATCAGAAGCCTTCCTAGGTTGGCTGAAGATTTAGAACACGAACCCTACGAACAGGGATCAACTTACTTTTCAAGTCTCTTACCAGAACTATACAACCAACACAGGTTCAATTGCGTTGTCCCGAACGATCTCCACCTGTTGACCGCCTTGATAACAAGACAAGGCCACTACGACACGCAACCAGACCCCGAATACTTGACAAAAATCAACTACGGCCCTATTAATACAGACCTATACGATAGGGCGGTTCTCACAGCACCCATACAAGACCAGACTGCTTTTCTGAAAGACACAATACCCTCTAAAAGAAAACCTTACGCTAGATCTCTCAAACGATTCGAAACAAATCCTAAACTCAGAAACTCCTACAGAGCAATGTGCAAGAAAGGAGAAACCGGTCCCAACGATCAAAAATCAAGAAAGGCAAGGTTAATATGTGACCCTAACGAAGACATGGTTGGTGTGGGAGCATGGGTCGGCAGGAACGAAATGAGCGTAATGAAGAAATATTGGAAGCTATTAACTGCTCTAGACCCTAGATTCATAAACTGGCCAGCCTTACGCAAGAAGTGCAAGATATTCATCCAAGGGATGAACGGAGACGCGGTCAAGGAGACATTAGAGGATGCCTTGAACTCTTTCACAGACCCCATAATGTACTGGCTGGATGTCAAGAACTTTGACTCATCTGAAGCAAAAATATTGATGGAGCTAATCGACTTCGCTTACAGAAAACGAAATACATTCCTCTACGCGAGGTTGAAGATGAATAGACAGCAGATCAAATTTTTCTTACTATTCGCCCAAACAGCCAGAGCTTACATCGATTTTATGAGAGAAAACAAAAACCCACGCTTCAGAGTTCGTAGGAAGAACGACCTCATTAGATTGCTGAGAATTGTAGCAAAACAAACGACATTTTCCGGCGATCCATTGAAAACTACCCTCGGAAATACGAACCGTCAACTACACTTCATCTATTGCATGTTGATACACTACTGCTTACTCGACGACAGCTTCGCTATAGCAAGTGGCGATGACATGTGGATTGTCATCGAAGAAGCAATAAAAACAAAATTCGAAGCAGCACTAGATGAACTATACGCTAAGCCCGGGATGGAGGGCAAGTATGGCAGCGGTCTCATATTGCGTGAAGTCGGCCATTCAAAAGTTAGCGCGAAGTTCTTATCTAAGAACATAATAGTCCGAGAACAGGCAGGCCATCGCCGCGTTTACTATTACAGACAAGTGGAAAGACTATTACGAACGGGTGAAATCAGCGTCAAACCCTCTAGGAAATTCTTGAAGAATGAACATTTCAACTACATGATTCAGGAACAACTTCGAGAACAAGTTAGCGGAGACCCGGGACTTGCTAAGGTATTAGCATGGCGTGAAGCGAGATTGCCCATGCAAAAACCTAGCAAGAAGATAATGCAGCAATTCTACGACGACTATGAAGAGTGTTATAAGCAATTCTTGCACAAGAGTCATCATTCGGATGACATGTGGTTCTGTTCTCGATTCGATAAGCACTACGCTATGCTTATCGCAGGAGCCACTCCCGAAGAGATATTACTAGCTTAAGTAATATCTAAGACGCACGCGTAGGTGCGCACA